GACCTGGGTCAACGTAGCGCCGCAGACGAATGCCGCACTGCTCGGGGCACCGACCGCACCAACCGCAACTGCCGGCACCAACACGACGCAGCTGGCGACCACTCAGTTCGTGACCGCCGCAATCAGCGGCAGCGTTGCCGGCGTGTCATCATGGAACACCCGCACCGGCGCAGTGACGCTGACCTCGGGCGATGTCACGACGGCGCTGGCCTTCACGCCCTACAACGCCACTAACCCGAGCGGCTACCAGACCGCGACGCAGGTGGCCAACGTGCTGCCGATCCCAGCCACTACGCTGCCGCTGATCGCAGGCACCCCGGCTGTCGGTGTCGGCGTCTCTTTCGCTCGCGCCGATCACGTGCATCCCTCGGAGGTCTTTGCCGCGCTGCCGCTGTTCGTCAACGCAGCCAGCGACGCCGCCGCCGCCAGCGCGGGCGTGGCGATTGGGCAGATTTACCGCAACGGCAGCAATCTCAGGCAGCGGGTGGCCTGACATGAGCGGCTACGACACCACCCCGAACCTCGGGCTGCTGAAGCCGACCTACAACGGCGCCGACGACCAGTGGGGGAACTACCTAAACCAGAACGCCGACACGCTGGACCTGGCGCTCGGCACGTCGGGCGCCGGGGCGCTGTTCCTGCCGCTGGCCGGCGGCACGCTCACGGGGTCGCTGACGCTTCCATCCATCACGCAGAACACCAACAACCAGAGCCTGTTCGGAGCCAGTCCCTACACCGGACAGGTGCAACTGTTCGACAGCAGCAACCCCGGCCGCCTGTTTCTGCTGAACAGGAACGGCAGCCTGTCAGCCGACGATTATCTCTCCAAGAGCTATTATCTGATCAACGATACCGGGGGCACCTGGGACGGCGTCCGGTTCAACACGGACATCGAAACCGTTGTTAATACATCCCCTGTGTGCGGCATTTGGTCGCTGCGCACGTTCATCCAGTCCGAGCAGGCTGGTGGCAATCTTGGCAACAATGGCAGTCTGGGGGTGGCAGTACAGGCCGTGCGGCCAAGCGCGACACCGATCGGCAACACCACGGTAAGCACCACCCTTGGCAGCCCGAATGCAGCTGTTGCGGTGGCCAGCCTCGCGAATTTCGGCACCGGCTACTACTCTGCCGGCGCCCCGAACCCCGGCACCTCGTTTGACCTGACCAACAATCCTCCGATCAATGCCGCCACGACAAGTATCACTGCGAGCGGCACCACGATCGTCAATCTGCCTACTGCCGGGTTGTTTTTCGGAATGGCCGTGTCTGGTCCGAATATCCCGGCCAACACCACGATTGATCTCGTCAACGGAGCCACCCAGATCTGGCTGTCCCAGAATACCACCGCCAGCATTGCCAGCGGCACGACCCTCGCATTCCGCTACGGCATGATGGTGAAGGTGGGGGCGACCGTTTATCTGCAAGTTGCCGCATCGGCTGCGTCCGGGGCCGGGACGCTGACGTTCAGCTCGCCGGTCAGCGTGGCGGACGCCACATCCGGCAACGCGGTCCTGTCGCAGCAGGGCGGCGCCCCACTCTGGTCCAGCTACATCACGGCAACGGACTTAACCGGGCTGCCTTCCTCGGCCGGTGGCCAGATGCTGGGGATGGAGATGGACTTATTCGGCAACGGTGCCGATGACGCTGCCGCGAATAATCTGCGGTTGGGCAACACGGGAAACAATGCGACTCAGGGCGGCCGGGCGCTGATTGTTGCTCAGATATCGAAACAGGACTCCGCAGGCACTGATTTCCAAGTTGGTACCGGGGTCTTGCTGCTTGCCGGCGGCAGCGGCGTAAGCCTCGGGAGCGCCTACGCGGTTTCCCTTCCGTTTTATCACGCCGGCTTTGATACGCGCACCGCGACCCAGCAGACAGGCGCGCATGCGATCTGGCTGGCGACAAATCATTCTGTTGCGTTCGACACGGGAGGGGCCGTTCAACTATCCAGTAACAGCGCATCGCTCGCGCTTACTGGTCCCGGCATCGCCTATGCGTTCGCCAGCCCTAATAATCATGCCATGGCCTTTGGCTGGGACGGAACCTCAGTGCTGGCATATTCCGACGGGGGCAGCGCAATTCCGCTGGCGAGCCGGGCGTTTGTGGCGAGCGCTTATCTGCCACTCGCTGGTGGTGGCGCGGTTACCGGCGCCATCTCGGTTGCAACCGGAAGCGCACCACCGCTTGCTATCACAGGGGCGCCGCCGTGGTCCGGCTTCAACCTCACTTGCGCGATGGACATTCGGACGACAGGGGGTAATCCCGCCCTTGGCATATCCGACAACACTGGGGCCAATTATATCGGCATCTACAACAATGGTGGTGCCTTCGGCATAGCGGCGATGGGGCTGCCGAGTGCCGGCGCCTCAGCGACGATTGCCGGCATGCTGACTGTCAGTCGCGCGGGCGCCTTGGCCGTTGTCGGTAGCTTCGGAGCATGGAACACCACGCCGCCGGCCGCCAAGCCCACCGTGACCGGCGCCAAGGGCTCGAACGCCGCGCTGGCGTCCCTGATGACCGCGCTGGCCGCGTACGGACTGGTGACGGACTCAACAACCGCTTGAGGTGAACCATGCCAACATTCGCCGGCACGATGTACAGCGGCGCGCAGCCGAACCCGCAATGGGTGAATGCTGACGGCAAGCCATACTACGTGCTCGACGCCAAGCAGACGGTGCGACCGCACACCGTGCTGCCGTCGGAGGGCAACCGCCAGGACTACATTCGCAAGGTTGGCTGGCAGGGCCGTCGTCGCGGCCTTGGGCCGCTCGGGTGGCTGATTCTTATGCCCCGGAACGCGGGTTGGGTAGTTTCGCTCGCAGACGACAGCGTAGAGAGCAACCTAGCTAGTCCGCCATCAGTTATGAAGCCGCCCGCCGGAACGTCCTAGACACCGCTGAGGGTCAATTGAGGATTGGTACTATCCCTCGTACGCGCAAGATAGGCGATCAACTGGCGCAGCCGGTTCGGGTCGTCCTTGAGCAGTCCGAGTGCGACATTGCAGTTGCTGCAAAGCCAACCCCGGAAGTGATGCAGCTTGTGACAATGATCGAACACAATGCCCTTGGAATTGCCAGTGTCGCCGCAGGCTTCGCATCGCTCCGGCTTAGGGCGGCCGGCCAGCGCTTCAGTTCTATGGCGAGCTTGGACACGGACGCGATCTGGATACTTCCTGGCACGCCCCCGTTCAATGTCCGCCAGCTTCTCCTTGTTCTTGGCTCGCCACGCACGGGCGGTAAGCTTCGCCTTGCTGGTTTGGTTATGAGCGCGCCGCGTTTCTTTGGTTTTGCGCGCCTTGTCATAGGCAGAAAGTCTCTCGGAATTGGCGATACGATAGGCGCGATTGTAGACGCGTCGCGCCTCAAGGTCTTTATGTGGCACAGCCTTCGTTCCTTGCTGGAGGATCGTGGGTCAGAGACGGCAGTGGCGTTACGAGCGCCGCTGCCGTTTCGTTATAGCAGGGAGGCGTTGGAAACGCCATGAACGACGCACCACAGATCCCGCACGACATGATGCTGCCCGTCACTCTCCGCGCGATGCAGTGGGAACTGACGCTGCAGGTGCTGCGCAAGGGGCCATACGAGGTCGTGGCGCCGATCATCGAGGACATCCAGCGCCAGTGCATGGCCGGCGCAATGCCGCGACAGGAGCAGTACCTGCCCAACCAGCGCGTGAACCTCCCCATGGAAGCAAGCGATGGCTGATCAGCCCATAGTCAAACCACTGGCCGACCCAACCACGCCCAACCTTGGCTTGGTCCTGCCTGCCGTGGGCGCAGATCAGGACTCCTGGGGCGGCCTGACCAACAACAACTGGCAGCTGGTCGACGGCCTGCTGGGCAGCATGCCGCCGCTCCCATCCGCCGCGTCCGGTAATGTCGGCACCTCCATCACCTGGGCGCGCGCTGATCACGTGCATCCCGGAACCGGCGACGCGCCGAGCAACGGCACATCCTACGGCCGCATGAATGCCAACTGGGTGCCGGTGCTGCCGCTGGCCGGCGGCGCGATCAGCGGCGGTATCAATGTCGGCGGCGCCTCGATCTTCAACAGCACCATCCAGATTTATGGTGCAACCACGTTCACCGGCACCGCCACCTTCGGCAACAATCCCGTCGTTTCGGGGCAAGGCATCATCTATTCGCTGTCATCGAATAATGCGCATCGTCAGTACTGGAGCCCGCCATCACTATCCCCGATCATCGACGGCACCAACGCCGGCCTTGGCGCCTATGTGATGAGCAGCTCCGACGTTCGCACCAAACGCAACATCGTGCCGAGCGGAGATGCGCTGGCTGACCTGGCGCGCTTCCGCGTGGTGAGCTTTGACCGCACGATCGGGCCGGCCGGCTACGAAGCAAACCAGCATCATGCGTTCGGCGTGATCGCCCAGGAAGTCGCAGCGCACGCACCCGACTGCGCGTATGGCTCCGAAGACCCGCAACAGACCGCCGGTATCGAGGTGCTGCCGATCCTCGGGCGCTGCATCAAGGCGATCCAGCAACTGGCCGCCTCCGTGGCAGCCCTCCAGGCGCGGCTGGACCCAGTGGGAACTGGCACGTAGCAATGCCGCGGGTTGCTCAAGCGCCACCGCCAGGCATCGTCCGTAGCGGCACCGCAGAGGCCACAGCGGGCCGCTGGTATGACTCGAATAACGTGCGCTTCCATCAGGGCGTGATCCAACCGGTCGGCGGCAACAAGCAGATCACCAACAGCGCCACGCCGACGCTGCCGCGCGACATCCTCACCTGGCACGCCAACGACATGACCGCCTGGGCCGCGATCGGCACCGACGCCAAGTTGTGGGCGCTGAACATGACCACGTTCACCATCTACGACATCACGCCGACCTCGGTCGGGCTGCGCGATCTCGCACCACCGGGGCAGTCGGTCGGCTACGGCATCGGGCTCTACGGCAAAGGCGTCTATGGCTCGGGTCAGGCGGGGCCGCCGAACAACGGCGACATCGCGGTGTTCCACGGCGACAAGTGGAGCATGGATACCTTCGGCGAAGACCTGCTCGTGCTGTCGACCACTAGCGGCATCCTGCACGTCTGGAAACCGACCACGCCGACCGTTCCGGCTGCTGTGGTGGCTGCCGCGCCCACCGGCAACCGCGGCGTGATCGTCACCGACCAGCGCCAGGTCGTGCTGCTCGGGGCATCCGGTGATCCGAGGAACATCGCATGGAGCGACCAGGAGGATTACAACTCCTGGACGCCAGCCGTCACCAACCTCGCCGGCAGCAAGTACCTGGTCACCCAGGCGTATGTGATGACGGCGACCAAGGTGCCGCAGGGCATCCTGATATTCACCAGCAACGACGTGCATCTGATGCAGTACGTCGGGCCGCCGTACGCCTATGGCATCACCCAGGTCGGGGCCGATTGCGGGCCGATCTCGCTGCGCGCGCCGGTTTCCGTCGGACCTACCGTCATCTGGCCGGGCAAGCAGAGCTTCTGGACCTGGGCCGGCACGGTGTCGCCGATCCCGTGCGACGTTGGGCAGTGGTTCTTCAACAACGTCAACCAGACCTATGTCGGCCGCGTGTTCGGCAGCGCCAACCAGCAGTTCAACGAGATGTGGTGGGACTGGCCGGATACCTCCAACACCGAGTGCAATCGCTATCTCGCGGTGAATTATACCGGGGCGTCGGTCAACCAACTCGGTGCCGTGGTGGCGAACCGCTCGTGGATCATCGGCCAGCGGCGGCGCACCGCGGGCGTTCCGATCGGCACCATGGACACCCCGATCATGGGCGGCCCGAGCGCACCTGGCAGCGCCGGCGGCGCACTCTACATTCACGAATTCGGCTGGGATGACGATGGCGCCCCGCGCGCATCGGCTGGCTTGGTCTACCTGCAGAGCGGCGCCATCACGCTGGGCGA